AACCCCGAGAAGACTCCTTCAGCAATCTTCGTCTTGTATTTGTCGAAGTCTTCAATCGCAGTCTTCACGACACCTTGCGCCGAAGTGATCGCATCGGCGATTGCCTTCTGAGCAGCAGCGAACTTCTTTGATTCCTCCGTAGCCTTGCTAGCGCCACCAGCAAACTTATTGGCAGATTCAGCGCCCAAATCCAGCGCACTAGCAGCCGTACCGGATTCGTATCGCAAGGCGGCCACATTGTCGCGCGCTGCTTCAGCAGCAATTGCCAATCGCTGAGCGCCAGTTAATGGCTTATGGAATGTCAGCCCTGCGACGTTCGCCCCGGCTTCGAGCATGGCCCCGAAGGATGTCGTAACTCGCTCTGCGCCGTCCTGAAGGGTCTTGAGAGCGCCTGAGAAGTCAAACTGCCGTGCCTGACCAAACGCGATCAGAGCCTTTACCGCCAGATACGTTATCTCACGAACTACTGTCATTCCATTAATGATTACCTTGATACCGGCGACGAATTGCGGGATGTACTGGACAACGCCGCCGATCTGCTTTCCTAGATCGTAGAAGGTTGGCTCTAGCAGTTTGATCGCCCCGCTCAGCGCATCTGCCGCATTCTTCGAATCATCGAAACCAGATACGACTCCGGCCATGAATCCGCGACCGAAGGATTCTTGAAGCTCTCCGATTGCCACGGATACGCGATCTAGCTGACCCTGAAAAGTTGCAGCCTTGACGGCTGCCTGGCCGCCGAAGGTATCTGCGAGCTTCTGCGTGATCAGGTTCATGTCGCCGGTCTTCAGGGTCGCCTTATCCAGCCCGGCCCCGAGCCGCGACAGCCCGCCCGTATTCCCGTCATAGCCCTTGGAAATAGCCGCAACGACACTCTCAAGAGATTTGCCCGTGCCGGCGGCAACATCCTGGGCGATTTTCAGCGTGTCGGTTGCAAGCGCGACATCCCTCGTGCTGCGTAATAGGCGATCCATCGCCGGGCGAAGAATGTCATCAGTCGTACCAGTCATTCGAGCCAAGCTGTCTATCGTGGCTTCAACCGACGCCGTGGCGCGTTCCATTCCAAGATTCGACATCGTGCGAGCGAGCTTTGCGGCAGCCGCCTCATCGGCTAGGAATGCCTTCACTCCATCAGTGCCGAATTGCAGCGCCATTCGCGCGCCTGCTTCTACCGCTTGAATAGCAGCAGTGCCGACAGCAGCACCCATACCGGCAGCAAAGCCAGACATACGCGCCATAGCGCCAGACGTTGCAGTGCCTTGCCTGTCCAGCAATTGAAGATCGTTTATCGCTCGCTTAACATCCCGGTTGTTGTAATCGCCCGTGATCTGAACGGAGATAGCACCGCGAGCCATCATGCCCCCCTATTGATGAGACGCTCAGCGTACGCCGTTGCCTGATCCATGACGCGCTCCAGATCCTTGCGCGCATCCGGCCCCTTCGTCATCACTGCATAGAGCAAACCGCGCGGCCCTCTCGCTGTCCCCGCCTCGCGTTCGTATTTCTTCTGTAGATTCGCGCCGAAGGTACGGCCCTTAGGGTTCGGGTTCCTTGACTTCTTTTTAACCTCATTCGTCCCGGCAAGGGCGAAGACAGCACCGCCCCAATCCATAGTTACGATCTTCACCATGTAGAGATTCTTGCCCCACTTGCGCGCATCCTGCGAGAGGCTCACGCGGATCTTGGAGCGAACGCGCGTCCCGGTGAAGCCGAGATCTCGTCCACGGTCAACCGCTACCCATCGGCCCCAATTGCTGAGAGCGTTGCCCGATGGAGTCTGGATACGCGCTTCATCCCTGACCTTCTCACCGGCCTTCTTAAAGCCCTTAGCGATCTCGTCATAGGCATCTTTGTCGAAGCGCTGAAGAAGCTTGATAGTGCGCTGCTCGCCCGTAACCTGAGCCTTCATCACCATCTCTACCGCTTCCTCTGCGCTGCCGCTTGCTCGGTGAATCTCCAACGCAGGTAACGGAGCATCGTGATTTGCATCCGGTCTGACTCCTCCAGAATTACAGAGGGAGCAAGTCCGTATTCATAGGCGAGGTGGCAGATGGTGAAATGGGCGCTGGACTCTCCAAAGGGAGGATCTCCGTCGGTCCTGCGCTTTCATCATCTGCCACCTGCTCGACCGTCGCTAGCCAGTCCTCGAAGGGAAGCCTGACGCGCTTCGTTCGATTCAAGCAAGCCCAAGCCAGATACCACATATATTCGAGGCGCTCGCCTATTTTGTTGGTAGGCAGATTGTAGACACGCTCGAAGCTGATCATGTCGGCTCCAGTGCAGAGAACTTTATCTACCCTTGAATCCGAATACGTGACCTCTAGCGGAATTCTGTTGATCATCGCAGGAGCCTTTCTTAGACGGTGCCGCGCGTGACGGTGCCAGAGGTGGGCCAGGTGACCGAGAGCGTGGCGAGATCGCCGACAGCACTAGCGAACGGCTGATACTGATTCACCAAGCAGACAGCGGTATAGCTGGGATTCGTCGCCGACACGGTGCCCGATGTCGGAACCAAGACCACGGTGGCGAGCGAGTTCAGGAGCGGAAATAGCGTGGCATCGACGGATGACGCCGCGAAATCCTGCATGAAGTCCAGCGTGATGCTCGCGCTTTTCAAACCGCCCACGCGCGTAGTAAACGATGAGCCGAAAGCAGTTGTCTCTACCTCAGCGGATTCAATCGACAGATCAACAGAGTTAATGGATGACGAGAAGTCCGTTCCATTAATCGTGACCTTATAGTCAGTTGCAACGAACTTAGCCATTCCTTACTCCTTATGCGTAGACGGTTACTGAGAAGTCAGCGGTTAGATAAATGGTATCGCCTATAGAGGTTGAAGCGTACGAGAGCATTTCTGTAACGTGGAGAGTCTGAGCGATGCCGCCGAGCGTTCGGTCAGACTCTATTGCCGTTTTGATTGATGATGCCCCGGTCGGATTGCAGTAGGCATCTATCGATGACTGAGCGTTTCGGTCAGAAGCGCGACCGACGATCACCGTTACAACGAATTCATATTGATCTAGCCCACGATGAAACGCCCGGTCATATGTGATGGTGGAAGGAATGACGACAGCCTGCGGAGGAGTCGGCGCGTCGGGGACAGTTGCTGATGTCCGTAGGCCGCTGATCGTTGCTAGGTTCGTTGCTATGCCAGTGCGCAAGGTTCCAATAGTCACGGTCATGCGATGCCGACCATTCGCCGGTAAGGCTCCACTAGCTGCGCTACATCAGGATCTAGCGCTCTCGTAACGCGGACGACTCCAAGCTCATTGAAGCCTGCTACCCCGAGCGGGCTCTGTAATCTCGTGAAAATTCTCGAGCCTTGCAGAACAGCCGCCTGCGTCACAACAATAGGAACCGCAGGGAAGCCATATACGCCCGTAACTCTGACGGTAGCCTCTCCACCTGCCGCAGGCCATAAGTAGTCTTCAATGGCTCTGATTCGCGTATATGGGACGCTCTGTCCGTTGCTTACTCCATTGAGCGGCTCAAGCTGATAATCAGTGGTCTTCCACGTTACGTCAAAGACTCCATCAGCGCCGGTTGAGGAAGTGATCGTTACCGCTGTCCCGGCGAGATCATCAATCTGGATCACATACTCATCAGCCGGAGAGAAGACGCGCGTAATCGTTCCTGACGTTCCAAAGGTTCGACCGCAGTAGCCATCAATGAGATCTGAAGCAGCGGACCCGGCCATATTGATCAGCGAGTCATCTACGGAATCAGTAATGCGCAGCGCTGCTTTGATCTGCGCCGTACTCGCATAGAGGCTCATGCTGATCCTTTCCGCAGGTATCTGATCATTCTACCCATCATTTCTAGCAATTGATGCTGACAGAAGGAGAGCGGAACGAATGCCCCTCTAGCGTCAGATTCACGAACGGATTAAGGCTCATGACTCCTACGCCCATTGATCGCAGTTTCTTTGCAACCTTGGGTAGCTGCTGCTCCCAAACCGGGTAAGGCTTGGGATCGCCTGGCGCGTATCCTTCGATTGCGTCCCGCTCATCCACGATCCCGCAATCAGCGCCGGCAAGGATGATGAACTTAGCTCCAAGATACGCCGCGAAATGCATCCCCATATGCAGCGAGGTAGGCCCGCAAACTAGATGATCGTCATGCGTCGGCCAATGCTCTGCGCAATCAAACGCTGAATACATCTGCGCGTTCGTTTCAACGAAGAAGACGTTTGGCTGAGTCGGTCTAGTCTTCGCCGGGTAACCGATGCCTTGCTCAACCATTGGAACGATCACCGGGAGATCAGGCCTGGCATCAGCGAGAATATGCGCGTCAACGTGGTAATGACTCACTGAGTA